GCGGCAAGCCCACCATGCCGGCCAAGCGCAGATCATTAAGCCGCTGACCGCTGACGCCGAAGGCCGGCGCGATCACCGCCGCCAGCATCATCGTCAGCGGCTGATCCGCGTACGCCGGGAGGTCCTCGTCGACCGCCCATGCCACAAGACTCTCGGTCAGCAGCACGTCATGCAGCGTCGCGTACTTTTCCGCGCACAGCGCATCGTCTTCAGGCTCTGCATTCTCGCCGGTCGCAAGAATGCCGCATTCCTGAAGCGCTGCCCTTCGAAGTTCTGCGAGTGTCATAGAGAAAGGGGGCGGTGTAGTCCCGCCCCGAACTGTTACGGCATCACGTAGAACACGACGAGCGTAAGAATGCCGGTGCCGCCAGTGGCAGCATCGACGTTCACCACGCCCTGAATGACCGTCTCTTTCGTGAAGGTCTGCGGGCCAGTCGTGATCAGCACGCCCTGCAACGGCAGGTAGATACCCGCCACCGCCATGTGTACCGAGACATCGCCAGTGATGACGCCGAAGTTGCCGAATCCATCTGGATCGGCAGACTCCGTACCGTTAGCAGCCCAGCCAACATCGATGTCGAGCTCCTCCGTGCCGGTGTCGATGTCGGCACCCTGCAGGTAACCACCGATGACGGTAGCGCCGGCAGGAACTCGGCAGAACTCGATGATGTCCGCCGCGGTCGGATTCGCAGCGAGCGTGTACGAGCCATAGGCCACGCACAACACGCCGCCGCCAACCGGCGCAGAGACAGGAAAGGTCGAAGCGGCACGCGCCGCAGTCAAAGTTGCCATGTTGCTTTCTCCTTAGTCCACAGTGACCGCGAAGAAGCCCGTGACGAGACCGTGCTGCACGAAGTCAGCCGAGCCGTCGTTCCCTTCCTCGAAGTGCAGCTTCTCGATGCCGCGAATCTCTTCGATCGCAACGCCGTACTTGTCGCCGTAGTCGAATTCTTTCGTCTTCGACGTCGTGCGCGTGGCCCAGCCGATGCCAAACGCCAGCGCGCTCGACCTCAGCGCTCGATGCGCCGACGTTCAGGAGGTACGAGATTTCCGGGATCTGCCGGATGATCACGCCGTCCCACACGTAGTCAGCGCCGCGAAACAGCGGATTGTCCTTGCCGCGATCGCGTGCCTCACGGTTCGCCTGAGTCCAGACTGTGTCAGCCTGCAGCGACTTGATATTGAGCGGCCCGGTAAAGAGCACGTACCACTCCTCGTCGCCCTTGGTCATGATCGGCCGGATCTTCGGATTGGCCGCCTGCGCCAGACGCTTCATCAGCGAGATGTTCGCGGGGCTCAGGAGGTCGGCCGTGGTGTCGACGTTGGCGAGGCACGCACTGTGATCGTTCGCGCTGTTGTTGCTCGTTGCGGCGCCGAACAGCACGCGGTCGCTGTTATCTGCCAGCCACGCATCCTTCTCAGCCTCAGTGGCGCTGGCGTAGGCCACCTGCGTTCCGTAGGCCGTCTGGATCGAGCCGAATGCGCTGACGATCTGGTCGCGGGTCTTCTCCGCAATCCACACCTTGAGCTGCGAGCGGGCAGCGTCGCGAAGATCGATGGCGCTTTTCTGCTCCTCCATCTCAGCCACACGCACACCGTTTCGGATCTTGTCGACCGTCAGCAAGTGCGCGCGCTGGCTCAGCGACTCTTCTTGGCCTTCCAAGTTCGCCGTGCCGGTGATGCCTGCATTAGTCAGGCGGTTGACGAGGTTGTAGGTGAGGCGGTCTCCGCGCTTCTTCATCAGGTCTTCTTTGACCTGGATGATCGAATTCTCGTCCGTGCCCATGTAGGGCTTGAAACGAGATTCGCGAACGTACTCAGTGAAGAAACTATCGTCCCACTGCTGTACTCGCAGTCGAGTCGACGTGGTTGTATCAGCCATTAGCCGTCTCCGAGGCGCAGACGGCGGACATAAAAAAAGCCCCTTCTGGGGCTCTTCCTACTAGCGCCGGTGCGCTCAACTATTGAGGATTGCTTTGATCGGCGTCGGCCCGGCGAATGTCGCCGTGTCCGCCGCTGCGCTTTGTTCCGAGTTGAGCGATTGAGGCACCTTGGATTGCTTGTCCTTCGATTGCTTGAGGGCTTTGTTCTCGGCTTCGAGCGCCTTGAAGCGGGTTTCAAGGTCCGCGTATTTCGCGCGCTCTTCAGCCGTCACCTTCTCCCGATACTTGCCGATATCACCGTCCACGTCGGAAAGCTCCTTGAGGCGCTTACCTTCGCGGTAGATGAATGCGAGCGGGTCCGGTGCGTTGTCGGCCTGGTACTTCAACAGTGCATCGGTCTGTGACGCCTTGAGGAACGTCATGACCACATCGTCAAAGTCCGTGTGCTGTGTTTTTGCCAGCTTCAGCTGCAGGTCGAAAACCTGACGCTGCAGCGGCTCGACGTGCTCGGCAACGCGCTCGGATATGCCCTTGTCCTCGTCATCAAAGACCGAGGTCTTGGGCTTGCCGGCTTCCGGGTCCTTGCGTCGTGCGCGCTCGGCGAGCAACGCAGACAGCGGAACCATCGGCTCCGGTTTCTCTTCGGCTTTCTGGGAAAATCGCCCCTTGTCATCCCGTTGCACATCCGGCTTGATCTCGGCTTCCGCCTTGACTTCCGGCTTGGCTGCCGATGGCGCAGCTTCCGCGGCAGGTTCTGCCTCGGCTTTTACATCCGTCTCGATCGCCGTTTCCGGCTCAGGAGTTGCGACAGGTTTGTCGGACAAAACATCGTTGAGGTCCATCAATCTCTCCGTATCGTGGATAGTTACGAAACGCCCGAGACGGCGGCGACCCGATCAAACACGCCCGTTAGAGCCGGCGGCGCTCAATTCACTGAAACTTGTGTCTTCGCTGCAGGCGCGGCTTGCGGTGAGGTGAACTCGGCGACCTTCACCGATGCGTCAACCTGACTTTCAACTGTGGCAGCCTCGGCCTTCGCAGCTTCTGCGTTGACCTTGCGCACCTGCGCGGCTTGTAACGCTGCGGCAAGTTCCTGCATCTGCTGCTGAAGCGCGGCCATCTGCTTCGCGGCCGGGTCGTTCTCGCCCGACAGCTTGTCCATGATGCGTTTCTTCGTCTGACTGCGAAGCTGCGAAGCTTCGATTAGCACGTCCGGCGGAATAGGCACGTTACCGGTGCCAGCGAGCTCGGCGAGCTTCGCGAACTCTTCCTGCTGGATCGTGATGACGTCCGGCGCTTCGTCGATGATGATATCCATGTCCATCTGCGCGACGGCGTTGCGCACCTTGGGCGTGCCGTCTTCGTTCATCACCGGCAGCTGCGAGCGCGGGTCCTGTGCGATCTGCTGAATCGCCGCCTGCTTCTGCTCAGGCGCCATCTGCTGATTCTTCAGCTGCTCAGCCATCAGGTCGCCTTGCACCATCGGCTGATTGATCGGCACGAAACGGATGCTGGTCTCGTCATCCGTCACGCGGATGTACATCTCCTGATCCCAGTATTGGCGAATGCGGTTCCACACGGCGCGCGCCACGCGCAGCTGCCAAAAGCGAATCGCATCGAACAGCACGCCGATCTGGATCACACCGCCCTGCTGATCGAGTTCCTTGGCGCGACCAGAGATGGAGCCAGAGTTGCCAAGCAGTGCCGCATTCGGACCGGTGGTCGACAGCGCCGATTCCGCTTGCTGTAGCAGCATGAAATGCGCCTGCGAAAGATCCAGGTTGCGCTCGATCTCGAAGCGCATCCCCGGCGTAACCTCAACGGCACCATCCGGCTTGTGCACTTCTTTGCGGGCCTTCGCAATGTCGTCTACAGCGCCCTTCTCGGTGATAAGAAACGCTGTGTTGAGCAGGTGCAATGACTTACTCTTGCGCTTGTTAACCTCGTCCTGCAGCGAGATATAGCGGCTGACGAGCCCGTATCTACGCCCCTCGCGGTCGATGTACGCCGACTGCAAGATAAGCGGGTCTTCGTGGTCACCTTCATCATCGACGTACGGACACTCGGCCGGCTGCTCAAGGAAGCCGCCCCACACGAATACCGATCGCATGAGCTTGTCGCCGTGCCAGCAGTAGTGTTCGAACACCTGCACGCGGTTGCGCTTCGCATCCAGCCA